CCCCCCCATTTCCAATAAAATGGATTAGGAATCCCTCGTAAATTGTTGAAATATATATATATTATGGTAAATCGGAGTTGAAAAAGGGGGTCCATTGGTGGGCGTATAGGGGTGAGAGGTCGCCCAAGGGGTGGAGTTAATGGACCCCCCGCTGCAGATTCTCTTGCATGGCACCCCTATTTGCAACAAAATCATCTAAACTTCATTGGTACTCCGGCATGGTTGATTCTCGCAACAAGGGGGCGGCGTATGAACGCGACATTTGCAAGAAGCTTAATGATTTCTTCGCCACACATGGTTTTGACATTACCTGCAAGCGCAACCTTGACCAGTACCAGACCGCCGACCTAGCCGACATCAAGATCCCAGGCCACGCGATCGAGTGCAAGGCGTACAAGGACGGGTGGTGGTGGCGCCCCGAGTGGTGGAAGCAGGTCAATGCTGCCTGTGGCAATGACATCCCGGTTCTGGTATACAAGTTCAATAATAAGGCGACCAGGGTGTGCCTGCCGCTGCATTCTATTAACCCAAATTTGCCGCGAGATAACTCTCGTACAGCGGTTATTACCCTAGAGGAGTGGTTCGTGCTGTTGAAAGAGTATTTTGATGGTCAGCGAGAGGTCGCGTAATGCCTGGAATTGATGATATTGAGATATTTGACGGCCCTGTCCAGGGCGCCACGGTCTCGCCTATTACCGGCTCTAATCGTGACACTGACCTCCAGACGGCCAAGGGCATGGTTCGGGACAGATACATTGACCCGCTTGTGGATCAGGTTACAGATACCTTGAAGATGAAGGTGTTTGAGGCTCTCGAAAGCGTTCCCGGCATCACTAGCGTTGCAATTGCTCAGGTGCTTGCAATGGCAGATTCTAGAGACCCTGATGACAAGAAAATTTTCAACCAGATCGTTTCTAGACTTAACCTTCCGTTTGATGTTCGGCGCACTGGCGACGACTATCGCGTGTCCAAGCGTTTCCAAGGTGCTTTGGGCGATAATTCTAATGTAGGCGTGTCCGCATACATACCCGACCAGGGTGATAATCAGTACCGCATTGAGGCGTCAAAGCGCTTCCCTGACTTTCTTGGCGGCGAAGCAAACGTGAGTGCCAATATGTCTGCGGAAGGCAAGCCTGAGATCCGTGCGAGTTTTGTAAAGCGATTTGCAAAAGGCGGCGGCATAAGCGATATCAACATTTTTAAGCCTGTTCAAAAATTTGTCGGCGGCGGCGGGGTGATAAAAAAAATTCTGTCCAGGAAGACCTATAAAGCGAAAAACCCCTATGCTGGGATGACGCCTGCACAGAAGTTTAACCTCTACAGCCGCGCCGAGGAGGTTGCTATCAATATGCGCCAGGCTAAGCAGCCTGGCGAGGATGCGCGTCGGCACTTCATGAAGCAGGGCGTGACCAAGGATGAGCTACAGGCCCTTGGTTTATCTGACCTATTTAAGCAAAAGCGTGTCACCCAGCAAGAGATTATGGAGACAATCGAGGACAATCGCATTGTTCTTGAGGAAAAAACCAGCTCTGAGCGCGGAGCTGTCGGTGGTCCAGATGTCCGGTTTGATACAGAAACATTGGATTATGAAGAGGCTCATGGCTACGGCTCCCTGGGCGAGGATGCATACAATGAAGCTAGATCCAATCCGGGTAACGATCGCATGTACGCCGATATTATTGCGAAGGCTGAAAATTGGCCTGATGCCGAGTCAGTTTTTGCAGAGGAATCGAAAAAGTTTTACAAGTATATAGATGGCGAGCTGGATTTAGACGACCTAGACGACAGGTTTATTGATGACATTGTTGAGGCTCACTCAGATGATCTTCTTGCGCGTTACAACGAGGATCCGCTAGAGGTCGTTAGCTTCTCACCCGAGGGGTCGGACAGGATATACCGACTGGTCGGCAATGAGGAGCAGGGTTACCGTCCCCACGGGCAAGACATTAACGCCCAGACTAATGAGTACATGATGGACCGCTATATGCCAGGAAATGGTATATACAGCAGGTCTGAGGCTGAAGTAGTCCTCCGAGCTGCCGCCCAAGACCGGGGCGACCTTGAATTTATGGACGGAGACACCCAGTGGTCTGAGTATACGGTCCCTGGCGGGGAGAACTATACCGAGTACCGGTTCCAGCTAGATCCTGACGCGAAAGAGCTTTTTAGCGAGGGCACCCACTTCCCTGACGACCTGAACAATATTTTTCACATTCGGACAACTGACCGCGTTGGCCCCAACGGCGAAAAGGTGTTGTTCGTCGAAGAAATTCAGAGTGACTGGGCGCAGACTGGGCGCAGCGAAGGCTTTATGGATCAAAAGGCTATCGACGAGTCGCAGGCGGCGCTCAAGAGTTTGCTGTTTGAGATCGATATGTTCATCGAAGACCCTAAGTTGCTCAAGGAGAGCGGGAGCTTTTTTGGTTCACGAATCAAGGAAGCCAGGGAGCTTGCGGCAATGGGTCCGCAATACTCGGCCTCCGTCATCAACAACCTCGTCCAGGCACGTCGAGACTTTGAACGATCACTGGGTCCGAGCGCGGTAACAACCAGGCTTGTGGATAGGGTCAAGAAGGACTTTTCTTTTGACCAGAAGATAGACTGGTTGAACAAAAATTATTCAGACACTGTTGCCGCTGCGCTCAAGAAAGAAGGCTTTCCTGATTCCGACGTTCAAGATTATATCGACGGCAAGTGGGATGAAAAATGGCTGAGCGCCAACGACACCGGCAACACTAAAAAGGTAAGCCTGTTAAATTATTTTGACAAGCTGGCCTCCACTGATGCGCGTATTGTCTCGGACAGGCGAGCCGCCATGGGATCTCCGTCGCCTGAATTCTATAGGATCAAAAAAGCCAGGGCGCTTGAAGGTTCTGGATCCGCCAAGGGTGAGATTGATTTTGACGCCATGTACGACGATGTCTATGTGGACCTTGAAAAAGAAGTTTTTAAAAATATGCGAGCCGCCGGGGTCAGCCCCGACTTCCCCGAGTGGGTAGAAACCACGATTGAGAGCAGCAGGCCCAATGTTGAGAAGCTTGAGCGCGAGAAGGGCAAGCCTTCGACTGGGCCTTTTGTAACAACGACCGAGGGCTGGAATAAGCTTGGCGTTAAGCGAATCATGAACAAGGCCGCTGAAGAAGATTATGACATGGTGGCCTTCTCGAACGGTGATATTCAGTTTGATCGCTGGGGCAACGAGAACCTTAAAGAGCAGTACGATAAGACGCTTCCCGGCGTTATTAAGACTGTAACGGGCAAAAGGCCCGATGAGACCATTGATATCGGGGAGTACGAGGTTCCCGTTATCCGCCTCAACGACAAGGTTGGCAAGGAGACGATCAAGGAGAGGTCGCTTCGTCCGCAGAAGATGTTCAGCTCTGGCGTAGGAATTACTGCCCTGGGCGCAGGTCTTTTGTCTGGCCTGGCGTCCCAGGAGGCAGAGGCATCCGGTGTCGGAAGCATATTCAGCGGTCCGCGCATATCCACCAGGGTTCCGACAGCTAAGGCCGCGACAGAAAATCCCCTGACGGATAACCTGGTTATAAATCGTCGGTCTCTAGAAGACGCGCCAAAGGCATTCGACATAAATGCCGAGTATGTGTCTCGATACCCGACAGTTAGGACCGACGCTACCACGTCCGCTGGCCGAGCAGACGCCTTTACTGCCGAAGCTGTCGATAACTTAATATGGCTTTATAACCAAGCACCTACCGCAGTTCGGAATATAGGTAAAAATTGGTATGTTGGCGCCAACAAGATATCTGCTGAGTTGGCAGAAAAGTACGACATAAGCCGCGAGTCAGCAAGTGCTGTATTGGCAGCACTTTCGCCGCAGAAGGATTGGTATCAAAACGTCAGCCTGGCAGAGCGCGTCATCAACGGGTATAAGAAGTCATCCGGTAAGGTGCTTGACGCTGACTCGCTAGAAATGGCCAGGACAATCTATAGCAAGCCTCAATTTGCAGAAAATATCAAGGTCATGGAGACCACCCCGTTTGATGAGTTGAACGATGTGCAAAAAGCCATGTATGTGCGGTCGTTAGATCAGACCCACAACGACAGGGGTTATCAGATGATAAACCCCAACGGAGACCGTGTTGGTCAGGCTTTTTCAGACAAGACGGGCGAGCCTAAAACCACGGCTTGGGGAAGCAATGCTGAAATTGCCAAGGCTATTCGGGTGATAGAGGATCCTTCGATTGATAATATCAGTCAGCAGATGGGTGGCGCACATAAGGTCAGAAACTTCTTTAACAACATATCTGACCCGCAATACGCTATTGATAACCCCGAAGTTGGCGATGTTACCATTGATACACATGCTGTTGCCGCCGATCAGATTATGCCATTTAGCGGAAATTCCGAGCCTGTGGGCGCCGCATTTGGCACGGCCAAGGGCGTGGCTTCCTCGTCACAAACTGGCGCCAGAGGCACATACGGTTTACACGCTGATGCGTACCGAATAGCCGCCCGTGAGTTGGGCATTCAGCCAAGGGAGCTGCAGTCAGTAACATGGGAAACGGTTCGGTCCCTATTCCCTAAAGAGTTCAAGACAAAGGGCAATGTTTCCGAGATTAATGAGATTTGGAAGCTGTACAATAGTGGAAAATTATCAAAGGGGTTGGCGCGTGAACTTATCCTCGACAAAGCCGGTGGCATTCCAGACCCAGACTGGGCCGCTGGACTCGATACAGCAGCATCTGGCCAGCGAGGGCTTGGAGCCAACACTGGAGAATTATCTTTCTCTGGCGTACCCGGAGGGCAAACTGCCGGAAGAGCTAACGCCGGAAGAAACCTCATTGCTGCCGGATTTCCTATTGCACTCATTAGCACTCTGGGTATAGGTTACTCTGATCCAAGTCAGGCTGGCGTTATTGACGCTGTTAGAAAAAATGTTGACGAAGTCCTTTTGCAAGGGCAAGATTCAGCCCGTGGAGTGGGGAGCCTCGCGGGCGCGTCTGGTCGCACATTTAAAAATCAGTTAGACGAGACAGTAGCGAGAGTATATGACAACCTTAGAACACAAAAAGACCAGTACGGAGAGCCAGTATTCGATCAACTTCCGGTCGGAAAAATTGAGGGAGCGACGGGAAGATCCGGAGCTTCTCCAATTGCACGGTATCGCATGCCCGAAGGATACGCTGGAAGTCTTGATGAACTTAAGCGTGCATCGCCAGACCTAATAGAAATAGCCCCTGATTCTACTGGGGCAGAATACTTTTCTCAGAAAATCACTTCAGCCAAAGACGCAAACAAGTACGGCGCGTCAGTCTATGTATACCCTGAAAATGAATATCAGCAAATGCGGCTGTTCGTCACAGAGGACGGGTCGGCAGGTTACGCGCTAAAGCCAGACGGGGACGTGGTGTCTGCGTTTTCGGCAGGGAAGCACAAGGGTGTCGCTCAAAATATCTTGCTGCATGCTGTTGAGCAAGGCGGAACCAAGCTGGATGCGTTCGACACCGTTCTACCAGACCTTTACTCTACTATGGGCTTCCGAGAAAGCGGCAGGCTCCCTTGGGATGATGCACAAGCGCCAGATGAGTGGAACAAGGCCGTCTTCAGCGCCTTCAACGAGGGCGAGCCTGACGTTTCATTTATGGCATACAACAAAGACCCGGCCATCCCTGTAGAGCCGCGATACGCTAATGACTACGACGCAGCGATGAAGGCGCAGGGTCGAGATGTCGCACGCCTTGCCTCAGCCTATGAGAAAGTCGCCAGCCCACAGGCAGAGGGTGTCGCTAGAATGGTTGAGCAGGGCCAGATCAGCCCTGAGCAAGCCGACAAGTACACGAACACCATTAAGGCATACAAGCTGTTTAGGACAAAGGGCGGCAACACTGATGAGTTGTTCCCGTTATTCGTAAACGCCAACAAGCCGGTAAGGATGGGCGAATGGAACCCGGCAGAGTCTGGATCATTAACCGACGCTGGCAAGGTTAAGTCGAGCATTGGCCCGTTGGCTTATCGACCAGGTTGGCACGCAGGAGACGCGCCAGTTGCTACTCATATTGGCGGCAAATCTGATAGCTCATTAAAGGCTCCAGATTATCGTCCAGCAGACCAAGTATGGGCCGAGGTCGAGATGCCAGCAGATGTCGATTGGCAGTCTGTTGCAGACTCTCGAATGGAGTACAGCAAGGCAGGCAGGCCGATACCGAGAACGGCGCAAATAACCGACCAGATACCAGAAGGTGGATATTACCGATACAAGACCAATCCCAACATGACTGGCGATTGGTTGATTGCAGGGGACATGAAGGTCAACAGGGTTCTAACCCCAAGCGAGGTCTATCAGATAAACGCTGAACGTGGCGTTCATGATCTGCCGCCAGTTGATGAGAACGGAAAAATGCTGTGGTCTTTGGCTTTAGGGTCTGGGCTGACGGCTGCCGGGATAGCGCCAGAAGAGGCTAAGGCCGATTTGTTGTCTAAGGTTCCGCAAAAGCAGGCACAACAACTGCAGGACAACTGGTCTCAGATAGAGGCGAACGCACAAGCTGTAATGGGCGGGATGGGGGTCAGGTCAGCGCCAACAGCCCAAGCTGGAATGGGCGGCATGGGCGTCAGGTCAGCGAATCAAGATTCAGACCGCCCCGAGAGAGTGATTCAAGGCCCCCCCAGGACGTTTCCTGTGGAGAGACCGACCCCTGGCCTGCCGTCCCTAATCGGCCAGCTAGGCTTGGGCGCTATGAGCGAAATCGCCGGGGGAGTCCTCGGCGGGGCAGCGGGGCTTGGTGAATACGTCCGTGGCGGTGGTTTGCTTGGACAGCCTGCGGGAGAGCCAGCAACCGCCGAGAGTATTCGCGACGTTCGAGAGGGCGTTGGCGAGTATGTCGGCGGATTGTACGACGCCGGGCCTGAAGCTCAGGAGCTTGGCCAGGAGATCATGCAGAATGTTGGGGAGACAGTTTCTCCGTTCATCGACTACGCGATGAAGGGCGATATAACGGACGAGTATGGCATCAACATGGTTCCTCTAATAGCTCAGAAGCTTGGTATTCCGGCCTATGAGCTACTAGAGAAGCTCTACTATATGATGCCTGAGCGAGAGCAAGAAGCTGTTAAGAGCGGCTCTGACGTTTATCTCTAAGAGATAACCTCTCGGAGATCGCCGCACTTCCTGTACAGGTGAAAGGGGGTGCCCGAGTCTTCGAGCTTCCTCATTCTTGGCTCGATCAACTCGTCAAAAAACTCTTCGCTACACTGCCGAGTTTTGACAAAAAGGCCGATCTTGCCATCGTTGTAATACTCTTCAAGCTCGTAAATGTCATACATGACTCTCTCTCTCTATCCAAAGGTTGAGTAGGTAGGCGGATTCCGGCCCTGCGTCGTGCTCTCGCTGCAGCGCCTTTCTGACGGCCTTTTTCTTTTGGTTCAAAGACTTATGTTTCGCGTGAAACATAACTCGACTGATTGTCTCGAAGTATTTTTCCATTTCTCTTGGTCTCCGCTAGGATCTTTTCGAGCAGGACAACAATCTGCCCATGGGTTTCTAAAACAAGTTCAGCTTCTTCTTTATCAAGTTCAATAATGATCTTGCTCATGTACTATCCCCTTTTCCGCGTCCATATGCAACAACTTATAATTTATTGCACAACGACTCTCACTGTGTTTTAATTCATTTTCTATTACGAGGAGTAAGTATGACCGCCAGAGACAAGAAAGTGTATTACAACAGGGTGCGCCGCACCTGTAAGCTGCATGAGATTGAGATTGTTTATGACGGCGTGCCGAAGATGTACTGCGCGGTTGAGCTGGTCAAGGATGGCAGCGTGATGTTTGCCGACCGCGCCCAGGGTCGCAAGCCGCTCGATATAGACTGGAAGCGCTTGCACGAAGAGATGATCGGCTATGGCTACAAGGGAGGAATAAAATGATCAAGCCTTATACTCAGATTAATACGATATACGGATACTGCCGCGTATCGACGAAGGAGCAATCAAAGTCTGGTGTCTCGATCGAGACTCAGCAGTCCCTGATCGGCGAGTTTGTCCAGAACAAGTACAACCGCCCGGTCGATGAGTGGTTTATCGACGACGGTGTGAGTGGTACGATGGATATCCTTGAGAGGCCAGCATCGCGGGGTATGACCGACGTGATGGATGAGTATGACGTTATCGTCTGCACCCGCCTTGATCGTCTTTCTCGATCGACCTCTGACCTGCTCTCGATGATTCCGGTCCTTCAGGAGACCAATATCACCCTGTTTTTCTGTGAGCAGTTTGGGGATATGCCCATCGTTTATCCTAAATTTGAGGGTGAGAAGGGTCTCAAGTCGCGCTTCGATATGTCCGACATGGCTAACAAAATCATGTTGATGGTGCTATCTGCTGTCGCTGAGATTGAGCACGCCAACATCAAGGACCGTTTCGGCGAGGGCAAGGTTGACTGGGCCTCTCGCGGATTTTCTATCGGCGGATCCGCGCCCTTTGGTTACACCTTCGAGCCTGTGAAGATTGGTAACAAGACCCGCAAACGGCTTATTGAGCACCCTGAAGAGCAGCGGGTCTTGAAGTCGATCTACCGGCTGCAGTCGCGTGGCCTAAGCGACCACAAGATCGGCAAGCAGATTAACAGCTTGTACCCTGGTCAAAATATGTACTCTGCCAAGATAAAGCGTATCTTAAACCGCAAATATCAGGGCTTATCAAGCGCAGCATAAAGGATTAATATGGGGATTCAAATAGGAGTTGTTATGACTGCCATTCAAGAAATTCAATTAGCTATCGATAAACTTGACGCATCTTTAGCCTCTGACTTTATGACCGACTCAGTCCGACAGATTATGGTGACGGCGGTCCAGCACCTGAGAGATGCTGCGACCCAGCTAGGCGGTTAACAATGTCTCAAGAAGGATGGGGTCGCGGTACTTGGGGCCTTGGTGCCTGGGGAACACCGCTATATGTCAATGTCGCCGTCACCGGACTCCAGGTGGGCGTTGACGTTGGCGCCTTATCTGTCGTCGCAAAATCTATTATCCAGGTCGCTGGCGTTCAAGCTAATTCCGGCCTTGGTGCCCTGGCCGCAGACGCCGAGGCGAACGTCTACCCGGTCGGGCGGCAAGTTAGCTCGGCGATCGGTGCGCTTACGACCAGGGCGGAATCTAATGTAACACCAACGGGTCAGTCGATCACGTCTGGCGTCGGCTCAATTTCTGTGGTAGCGGCGTCGATTGTTCAGACGACCGGTCAACAGGCCACCTCTGCGGTAGGCTCGCTTGCCGTATCGTCTGACGCCAATGTCGCCGTATCTGGCGTGGCCATTACGGCAAGTCTTGGCGCCGCCTCCGTCAGGGCGGTCGGCAATGTTTTTGTGCTTGGCCAGCAGATAAATTCGGCCATTGGAGAAGTTTCAACGGTTGCTGCCTCGGTAGTTTCATTAACTGGACAATCGTTTACAATTAATGTAGGAAAAGTTTTAGTGTGGGGTGAGATAATCCCCGACCAAGATCCTGCTTGGGGCAATATATCCCTGGACCAGGATCCTAATTATGTAGAAATAAGCACATCTCAAGGATCCGGGTACGCGCCCATTTACGCCAGCTAGCTGTTTGGCTAAAATAAAATTAAAGCAGGGTGGGATTCCACCCGAATAAGAGGATTAAGCATGGCAACTTACGTCAACGACCTTCGTTTAACTGAGCTGGCAACTGGAGAGGGAAGCGGCTCCTGGGGCACGACCACGAACCTGAGCTTGGAGCTGATTGGCGAGGCGTTGGGTTACGCGACTCAGCAATCCTTTGGCTCTGATGCCGACGCCACAACGACTGTTGCTGACGGCGCCTCAGACCCTGCCCGAGCAATGTACTTTAAGATCACCTCCGCTGGCAGCTTGACGGCTACTCGCACGCTGACCATAGCGCCGAATACCATCTCGCGGGTGATGTTTATTGAGAACGCCACCACCGGCTCTCAGTCGATCACAATCTCTCAAGGATCTGGCGCCAATGTCACGATCGGCACCGGCAAGACTGCCGTTGTCTACCTGGACGGCGCAGGCGCTGGCGCCGCAGTTGTTGACGCGATGGCGAGTGTTGATCCCGGTGTGACCGATACGTTGGCCGAGGTTTTGGCGGCTGGCAATACGTCAGGCGGCACCAATATAGAACTTAGTACAACAGACAAAGTGCAGTTCCGAGATGCGGCTATATACATTAACTCCAGCGTAGACGGCCAGCTTGATATTGTTGCAGACACTGAGATTCAAATCGATACAACGACAGTTGATATTAATGGTGCTGTTGATGTTTCAGGCACTCTAGGCGTCACAGGAGCCGCCACCTTTAGTGGTAACGTCGGTGTTGGTTCTTCAGACTTTGGCAGCGGGGGCACTATAAACTTGAGCGTGGGTGTTGCAGGCGTTACAGCAGGTGGCTTGCAACTATGGGCTTCCCCTTCCGAAACGCATTACATGCAATTTGGCGATTCTACGGCAGGCGGTGCACCCTATAGCGGTGCCGTTGGATATAATCACGGAACAGACTCCTTGCTGTTCCTGACTGCTGGCAGCAGCAAGCTAACCATAGACTCAGCAGGTGCCGCCACCTTTAGCTCCACAGTACGCTCAACGGGGTACTCATTAACAGCCGCAACTGGCCAGTATTACCACTTCGATGCCACGACCGGCAACAACTTTATGGGGCTGTACGGTGCAAACACTCTAGGGTTCTATGCTGGGGGTGTTCTGGCGCTCACGCTTGGGCCGACAGCAGGAGCCGCCACCTTTAGTGGTGAGATAACAACTACCTCTGGCCCGATAAACGTAGTACCCGCTACCACTACCACCTACGCGCACACCCTGTACCAGAACGCTAGTGGCCTCATGTACGTGGGTAGAGATAGTTCGGCGGGGTCTTCACTGCTTGCAGGCTCATCAGCGTATGCAGGCGTCATCAACGTAACTGGCGCTTATCCTATTGAGTTTGGCACTAATAACGTCAAACGCATGACCCTCGACGCCAGCGGCAATTTGGGTGTTGGCACTAGCTCGCCAACAAGCCCTTTGCACATAAAGTCAGCTACTGATGTCAATGTGCGATTTGATGATTCTGGTGGCTCGTCATATACATGGTACATGAATGACGCGCAAAATATTTATATACCCAATGTACAGTTAGCCTCGACACACACGTTCTATGCTAACGGTCAACGCAAAGTTGACATAGACGCCAGCGGCAATGTGGGTATTGGCACTAGCTTGCCTAGTGCTGGCATCCCTTTAACCGCTTATTACAGTCCAACCAGCCAAATGCATCTGGGTGGGGCGGGAAACATCGTTTCAAACAACACTTATTTTAACGGCACTGCATGGGTAAATAGAAATTCA